TTGCGGCATGAATCTTAGACAAAACTTCATTAAAGCCTTGATCAGGTTTTCTAATTCCTAGTCTAACTACGTCACCCATGGCAGGGGCACCAATAATGACCTCTAGATTAGGATTCTCTTTTAAATAATCTTCACGGGAATCCCATGACATGATCTTATCAAAAATCTCTTCACTATCTTTATTGCGAAATGTATATGTTGGCATATTTTTATTTATATAAACCAGGTCGGTGTATCCCGGTTTTTCCATGAAGCAAATGATTTTTTATCGCCCATGTAATAGTTACGATAACTCTGTATAACGTTACCTACCTTATACACATCAGGCATGGCAGGTGGGGGTTCTGAAAGCCAACCTAAATGTGGTATATTTTTAGGTAGGGTACTAAAAACCGGCTTCATTCTCTCTGCTGCATGATTTTTACCGTAACGATGGGTATACTCTGATAGCATTTCAAGCCATAAAGAATATAACCATGTATAATGATCGGCCGATTGCCTGACCCAGATACCAGAGGGATGATTAAAGTGAGATGCTTTCCATACAATATCTTCTCTTGAATCTGGAAGTAACCATCTTTGAATATTACGATTATTTTTAGTTTTACCGTAATAAGGTTGACCATCAAGTACGCGATGGGCAGTAGACATTAACTGACCGTATTCAAGAGTCATTTTAACAACATGCTTATCTACATGTTGTTGAGCACAATTAGTCGGGTTGTTGCTCAAATAGAATATGTTCACAGGGATGTACCTCAAATGTAATACTAGGGTTATCTACTAATATTTTAGTCTTAGCAACTTCTATTTCTTCTAACGTCTTAAAAACGCCTACGTGTGATGTCTTTTTAATACGATTCATCTTATCTCGTACCTGCATCTCTAAGTTATAAACTGTATGCATTTTATTTAATATCACCTAGACTGGTTTCCCCGGTCAGTTGTTCGTACATAGTTTCAAATTCTTCATGCTCGGCAACCTCCTTAGAGAAGTTCTGCTTATGATATACCTTAGCAAGTTTACGAAACGTCTTTTTACTCATTTCATATTCTTCACAAATATTAGCAATAGCTTCTTTAATAAAATCTCGTTCACCATCAATACGTGACATAGATGCAGATAACTCATCCATACATTTCTTAATAGCTTTACGGGCGGCGGGGTCAGAAGGTAAACTCATTATAAACTCCTTAGTTTCAATTCTTCTTCAAATGCTTTTTTCCATACTGAGTGTATGTTCTTTATATTACTCAGACATGCACCTATATGTTCTGAATTCATATCTTTTAGTAAAATATATGTTAGCGGTTGATCACCATTAATACCGTAAGTACCCCATTTAAGTACTTCTCGTACTCTATCATGACCATCTGTATCATAGACAGTCAATTCTTCATACGGGGCATCATCATGAACATTACGTCTGATATATTCAAGGCCCCCATCTACCATATACTCTTTACCATTCTTATCAACATAGACAATATAATCGTGTCTATGCTTAGATTCTAGAACCGTACCATCAGGGGTACGGATTGCATTATATACCAAGGTACTCATTTTATCTTCTCATTTGCGATACCTCGACCGCATTATCATCACTAAAAATAGGAACTAGGTTAGACTTATGCATCGTAGCAACACCTAACATCTTATCACCGGTATAACGCATAGTAGTTTTACCGGTATTAACCGCACCCTTATGCCCGGTATCTAAACTAGGATATCGAATAGTCTCACGAATATAGGGAGTATAAACAGTACCAGGAAGTTTAATTATATTAGGAGTAGGTTTCTTTTTAACTTTACCAGCATGCTTAATACCATGACCGGCGCACCATTTCTCATACGCCTCACGCTCAGCCTTAGGCATAGTCTTAGGTTTAACTTTAGATTTAGTATTCAAGTAGATCATAATATAATTATATAGTAACTAGAGAAAAAATCAACTCTTACGGGGCTGCCGTAACCTTACCTGCCTTACGTCGTAGAATCTCTCTGGTTCAGGTAAGTCGTTACTTACTGACCAAGGGCTTGGTTTAGGTTTTTCGAAACGCTTAAGTAACGATACCCAAAGAGATTTTATTCTAAAGGGATAGATTCAACCTTTGCCTCTGTTTTCTCTACAGGAGGTTTAGGGGTAAGAGCAAGCGGAAATGCCTCCCTCACTATATCTTCTTTTAACGATTTATACTTGGTATGCAACTTACGGTCTTTAGCCAGACATAAAGCCTCTGCCTCCGTCCAATGGATACCTTCAAGCATATTTACAAACAAAGATTCTTTTTTAAGCTTGGGTAAGTTAGTTGTAGGTTCTAACCAAACATAAAAACGTCTTAGTTCTAACTGAAGGGAAGACTCACTATAACCAATCGGCTTATCGGTATCTTTTCTGAATGGAGGCTCACCTTCAGGTAAGTCCATCTTAAGCATATGATCGTAGTTTAAACGAAGTAGAACCAGCAACGGATCAGTTACGTTGTTCTTTAAGACTGCAATCTTCTCTTCTCGCGTCTTAGCTTCTTCAAGTTTATCTAAAATTTCGGATACTAGTAAGTTCATCAAAACTCCTGAATATGTTCAATCATCTGTTTCATTCTATTAGTCATAAAATAGTCAAGCAACAGGCCTCTATCCTTAACGGGATACGTCGTAAATGTATTTATAATCTCTTCTTGGATGTGATTAGGAATCATAGATAGATCTACTAAAATCTTATTACGTTGAAAATTACGTCTTTCTTCTTCTGTCTTACATGCAATAAAACCATCGGTAAAGAACTCTTCAAGTCGTTTAGACGTAACCGATTTCTGTCTCTCACCACATACAATAGCATCGTCGGCAGTCAATATATTAGGTACCCCGTCGCCCTTATCACCCTTAACAATATGCTCCATTAATACTTTATGGATACTACCTTCAGGTTTAATAAACTTTTTAAGCGTAGGAGAGAATTGCTTAACGTGACTGTATTTCTGTAACTGATTAAAGTCATGATCGCCAGAAATAATAAGAAGAGGTTTAGCGGCATCTTCACTAAATACTACACCTTCTTTCAGGTCGTTCCACGTCGACCAGTAAACTAAAGAAGCTATTACATCATCTGCCTCTGCACCTTCTATCTCAATAACTTTATAAGGAAAGACAGCTTTTAACTCTTCCTTAATTAAATTAATAGAGTCAAAGATAAGAGGCCAATTGAACCCGGAGTCTTCTCTAGACTTCTTACGGTTAGCTTTATAGTAGGGAAAGTATTCTTTACGCCAGTACTTACGACTGTCGCATGCAATAACAATCTCACCATACTCTTTACCGAACTTAACCTTATGACTTCTAATGGTATTAATTACCATATGACGAAGTAAGTTAACATCAAGTTCAACATCGGTTCTATTACCAATCTCAGCCATTAGATTAGAAATAATGGTCTGAGAATAGTCGATAACAATCATTTAATAACTCTCACAATAATACATTCATCGTTGATACGACCGGTTACATCGTACCCCTTGGTTGTGAGATCGGAGAGAAGCTTACGCAACTTTACCTTACTGGCATCTAGTAGTACTTTAAGGAACGCTTCCGGGCGACGAATAGAACGACACTCACTCATATCCGGATCATAGTTCTGTAAGGTAGAACCTTTTACCTGAATGCCTAGTACAGAGTCTGAACGATAGGCAGCCAATCTCTTATACTTAACATTATATACCCATACCTGGGAGGCTCCAACCATCTCTGAAGGATTAACTGACTTAATACCCAATTCAGTATCTTCTTTCTTAAACTTAATCCTAGCTACTTGTACGGCAGGAGGCTTGGCTTTAGTTACTCTAGGTTTACGATTAGCTTTTTTAAACTGAGTATACTTTTCAAGATCGACTATAAATGCACCGAACATTTTAACAAGGTTAGCTTGCTGACGGCGACTGATATTAGAATACCCATCCTTAGTATCTTTATCCATAGTCTTATATACTTCGGTAAACTCCATACCGCGTTTACGAGCCCATGTGTCAATATCTTTACAGTAGGGCTTGGGAATAGAATTAGCCTGAAGATAATTATATAGATCAAACTCCTTATCTTCTTTCAAAAAGGCATCTACAGCACCTTCAAGATCACCGATTACTTCTGCAATTTTATCTTGCATATAATCACGCACCGAAGGTTTAGGTACTTTATCTACCACTACTTTAACTTCTTTAGTAGTACTAAGGTTAATAATATAACTATCTAGATCTTCTATGTGCCGGGACAATAACGTATTACCATTCAACAAAATACGAGATAACCAACCATAAGTTAGAATAATATTACTATCAGATACCCCGTCAATATCGACAGCCATACCTTTATGCTTAATATAGGTCTTTAAATAAACTCGTGCATCTTTCTTATCTTTATCTTGATTATAGAAATTAAATGCACGAGAAAGTGCTGACTTATAATTAGTTAAGTCCGGGGTAATACCGAGAGGTTCATTTACAATAACTCTACTCATAGACCATCACCCAGATTAAATCTAATTTCAGTAACAGCATCGTATCGAAACGATCGCCATTCTTTCTTATCGATATCATAAACCGGGCACGCATCTTCACTCACGGTCTTAACTCGGTCGGTTTTCTTTTCATAATCTAACGTCTTACCTTCTTGCAAGGTACAATTCATAATACGAATAGAACCATCTTTCTTACGAAAATGAATATTAACATAATGCATACGCAACACACCACCTAACCATTCACGAAATACTTTTCGCTCGTCTTCATTTGCTTTAGAGTAATAGGTAGGTTCGTAAGCACGAGTTTCAACTTGATTCATAATTAACTTCCAGTTCTTAAAAATAATGTCTTACCGTCAGGAGACTTTTGAAAGTCTTCGATAAAGACATGATGCTTATCATCAGATTCAATTATAGCTTTATCTGCCGCATACCACAAGTCCCACCACTTAAGGTTACCGCCTGGTAGAGGAATCGAAACAGCTCGCTCATGACCCCAGTGATCTTTATACACCAGGTTTTCAGCCTCTAAATTAGAGAGATCGTAAATACTACTTATTTCGTATATAGACCATATAGATTTAAAGCTTGCATCTTCTTTAATCTTATCAAAGTAATGAAACTTAGTATCAAAATCGTCACTCATATAATCTCCTTAACATACGTTATTATATGCTGAATCCTAGTTACGGTCAAGCGTTA